GAAGTTTTCGAAATTCGAATATTACCTTCGCGACCGCGAGCTATAGTATAAAGAGTCATTGCCGACAAAGTCAGATGAACGATGCCATATTGTAAAAACACCGAGCTTTCATACTTAAAAAACTCAAGACCCCACATCATAAGTATTCCGACGGACAAACCAATCAGAGATGCTTGATAATATGTGTTCTTAATGAAACACCCACAAAACATTAGGATTCCAAAGAAAATCCATAGCCCGCCAAGAAGCTCTGGGACGAGATTGGTTTCTAAAACATGCTCAGAAAAACGCGGGACATCTTTGATAAAATAAATCAGCCCTTTACTGAAGAATGCTGTTCCTAGAATTAGGAAAACACCCGCATCCGTCATGAGCCACCGGTAAATGCGCCCTAAGATTGGTACTGCTTTCTCAGGAATAATCCCGCGCACTTTCATCACCGCTCTTCTGCGAACTTTCGAGCTAGCGCATCCAAAGAATTTGCTAGATCGTCATCCGATTGCGAGACCGGACGAGCTTGGCTCTCTTCTTCGTTCTTGTTGACAACAATCGGGTTCGAAATATAGCCCTGGGGTTCAGCGTTGTCCGGAGCGGGCGTCGGCATGATTCCTGGAGCGACCGGACGAACACGATTATCGTGGTCTCGATCAATCATCTCCAAAACAGCCTTTTCGAGTTGTTCGATCGTGCCATCCGTGACGTAGTTCTTAGTCTTGGATACACCAAGCGCCGTAGCTGCGAAGCCCAAGAACGTAACCAGCTGCGGGGTCCACTCGGGAACCCAGTCGTAGCCCGTTTTCATGAGCTCCGTCAAAATATAAATCAGGATCGTGACAACAAAGCCGCAAATCGTGACGACAGTGTTCGACTTCGTCTGAGTCTTCTTCTGATTGTCCTTGGCCTGCTGGGCAACTTGAACAATAGATGCGTATCCGCCGTTAGCCATGATGACCTCCTACTTATTACCTCGGTAAGCCTCAGCGAGATTGTTCAGCGCCTTGGCCAGTTCCTTGTTGGTCTGGTTGTTTTCCTTTTGCAGTCGGTTGTTCTCTTCCTGAAGCTTCAGCAGCTTTTCGGTGTTAACACGAGAAGCGAACGCATGGGCATCAGCGTTGAGAATATAATCTCGCAGAGAACCCTTGAAGTTAGATCCAGGGTAGCGAGACTTATACTGCTTATCAAATTCAGAAGACAAGTCGTCCTCCTCTTCCTTCTTGAATGGTGGGTTCTGAATATAGTACTGAACGTGGGATCGAAACTTGTTCATGTCCATGAGGTGGCCGACGACGCCATCGCCAGCACCAGGGTCCCACTTTCCTTGGGCGACGAGAGAGTATTCCCAGTGAGAAATACAACGGTTTGCGTCCAGACCCAAGTACCAGAGAATTGCTGCGACAATACGATAATATACATCGAGCATCCCCGGAGGCCATGGGTCGGTTCCGTTCGACTGTGGTTCAATACCAATCATAAATGGGTTGGCATTGTTGGTTGGGAGCCCAGGATATGATCCCTTGCCCAAATGCCATGCAACACCAACACCACAGAGCGTCGCAGTGTATGGGGCTTGCCGGGACAAATGGATTTGAGAAGAGAGGGCGTTTTCCAAACCAGGATTTCGAGCAATATACTCAGCAGAGGTGAAGTTCGATCCGGTGTGGTGAGCCGCTACGCCCCAAATACGATCGAAGTCGCCCATACCCCATTCCTTCCAGCCCGGCAACTCCTTAACAGGAACGCCGAATGCTCGAAGAACCTCTGGCAAAAATACCGGGTCGCCACGGTGGCGGGGGTTAGGACGAATCTTCTGATACTGAGTGGGAATGTTCACCTTTTTAGTCACCTTCTTAGGGCTCGGATCAATTGGCTTCCAACCCCAGTTGTCAGAATATACAGTGTTGATGTCAACGGAAATACCATCTGGTCCAGTAACATTGTGAGTGCCTTGATAGAGGGCTGCGTAGTCAGATCCAGTGACGCCTTGACTCCAAGACTTCGTCACCCATCCAAGTACACGCCCACCTCCAAGTCCAGCAACCAGATTGTCTTCTCGAGCCCAGTCGACGACTCGAGAATGTCCATAGATTCCCACTCGATGCCGACCCAGAACCTCTCCTGCACCTCGGAAGTACTGAGAAACAGTAGAATTCCAATAATCCAGGGGGACGTCGAAATCCACTGCGAAATAAACTGGAAGGTTTTCTCGTCCAATGGAATGGAGATAGCGAGAGACAAGCTTTGCATCTTCAATACCTCCGGCTTTACCACGAGCGGTGTCAGCATTGCTGGGGTTGCTTCCGCCGCCTCGGAACTGCCAGACGAATGCAAACTTGATTCCATTCTTGGCTAGAGAGTCGACGTAAGACTTTGGCGGTTGCTTAGCTCGCATCCACTCCTGACGAGCGGGAGAGCAGTACAGCATGACACCTTCGTGTCCACTTTTCTTCAAAGATTCGACGGAAGGCAGAGCTGCTGAAAAATCAATAACGGTAGCCATAGATCCTCCTCTCTAACCGTTAGTTTTAAGTTGCGCCTTTCGTTTAGCATTGAGTGCCCTGTTCTCAGCGGCTATCTCTGCTTGCGACTTCTTCTTTTCAGGCTGGTTCTTAACACTGAATACTCGAATCAAAGTCATCAGACGATTGAAGTGCCAGTTCTCACATTCCTTGGGGATGCCATAAGAGAACATCCAATAATATACAAGCTCGGATGTGATCGTGGCTTTGTTCAAAGATGGGTTTCGAGTGTCCCGGAACCAGGTCGCGGTGCGCTTAGCTTCTATGTAGTTTTTAATATCAACCATGTTCTCGTAACTAAGACAATTATAAACATCGTCTGGAACATTGGGGGTGATAGTCATAAGTTTGAAATACGAGAGCCATTCTTCTGGAGTCTTTTCATCATCCGTCGCAAACGGCTTCTCGTGTTCTGACTCCCATTTTGACAAAGAAAGGAGAGAATGCTCCATGTCAAGATCAAACTCGTCTGTCACGAACTCATTAGTCTCTGAGTTATACTTCTCAGAGATGACAACCTTTAGATGGAGCATCAACGCCCCTCCTTTGTCTCAGTAGGAATTAAAATTACTGGCTAGCGCCGCCAGACGGGGTGCTATTGGAAGTACCGCCACCGCTGGTTCCGCCAGCCTTCATGGTGGTGTTGTAGAGATCGATGATCTCATGCGGGAGAAGGAGCTTGCCGTCCTCTTCCTTGCTACCGAACAGCTTAGCCTCGACCGCATCCATGAACTTCTTCGGAAGAACAGTGGAATCCAGCTCAACCAAAGCAGTTGGCTTCAGATCATCATGGCCCTGAATAGCCACCGGGGTGGTGGACACGGACCAGCTGAAGGTGATTGCCTCAGGAGAGTCGTTCACAGTAGCGTGAGCTCGTTCGGACGGAGCTGCGGTGGCGCCGTAAACGAGGTGGAGCTTGTAGCCGTAATCGTTGGTCTGCTCATCGTTGCCCTTGATGGTGCGGTAAGCGAAACCAAACTGCTTACGAGGCTGCTGACCAATGGTAATACCGGAGAACGGGTTGGACAGCTTGCCCGCAGACGGAACAACGTAGGAACCATCACAAGCGGCAAATTCATCGGGGTAGGTGTAAGCCTCGATGGTGGCTGCGAACTCCTCAGCGGAGGTCAGGTTCAGGTACTTGATGTTATCCGCATACAGCGGGGTTGGCTCAGCACCGGAAGGAGACTGAGTAACGGTGGTGAGACCATTCCAGGCGACGGCCTTGCCGTAACGACCCTTCTTATCGTCATCCAAGTAAAGGACGCCGTGGTCAACACCAGTTTCATAAGTGCGGGTGCCAGAGGCATCCCAAACAAGCTTCGTCATTGTCTATTCCTCCTAGAAATAGAGTGTAAAAACGTCGTGATACAGATTGTCTTTAACAAATCGGGAATTGTGAGATGCCAAAGACAGTTGCGCGATCTTTTTGGGTATCTTACTATCGGGGTCCCTGGAAATATAAGTCACCTGATACCGATCCCTTACATGGTAAGAAATATTGTCGGCTTTCTTGGTGTCATACGTTTCCAGAGAATATACAATGCATGGGTAAACCATGTTGATGTTAGATGGTGGTTGAAAATAGACCCTGTCGTTACCGAGAATATCAACCAGACGTTTCTGGAGATCCAGCCGTCGGCCCATTATAGACACCACCTAACCGCAAAATAAGACGAGGTCGTTGAACTTCAACCTCGGAAACTTTCCAGAGAACCCCGCTCCATTCAACATACTTCATTTTGAAGAAATGTTCGAACGCAAACGCATCGGCAACAATACTAATAGAGTTGCCGACGGTCAGGTCATCGTTCACGCTCTCGGAGGGGCTGATGTTTCGAGTATCCCTTACAACGTCGCCGTAATAAGAGATCTCTCGAATATCATCGACCCATATGCCCGAGCCTTCAGGTTTTTCTACAGACTCTCCATAGCCAACTTTTCCGAAGAACTTAGGCATATGTGTTCAGTCCTTAGGCGTCGTTCTTCTTAGCCGGAACGAAGGTCCAGTTAGCTACGGTGTTCGGCTCGAAGCTGTAGCCGGACGCAGCATGTGCGTCAACCTCAGTGGTAGCAGTGATCACCTTGTCACCGGTGACCGGGGAACCCTCGATGGTGTACTCAACACCCTCAATCTTCGGGATGGTTACCGTGTTGGTGTTAGAGTTGAAGGACGGGGACTTCGGGGTGACCAGCTTGCCCTTCTGACGGCGAACAACCACAGCAGACTTCGGCTTGGTCAGAGCGCCGGACATACGGGTCTCGATGAGGTACTTGTGCTGGTTATAGTCGATGTCGAAGTCATCGAACATGGAGACTTCGCCGCCCTTGTCAGCGCCTGCAGTGTAATCATTCAGATTGACATAGATAGCGAAGATGTCGGTCTGCTCCATCGGCTCGACGGGGACGATCTCCTTAGCCATCAGCTCAGAAGCAAGAGCATCCTGAGAGGTGTAGAGACGACGACCCATCTTGTCCTTGAGGAGGAGCATGTCGGTCAGGTTAGGCAGAGTGGTGTACAGGGTTGGCTGACCAGATCCACGGTAGTTAGCGCGAGCACGGATCAGAGCCTCGATGGTGTCTTCGGCGTTAGCATCGGTCGGGACGGTAACGCGGTGAGCGTACATCGGGTCATCGTTAGCGATCGGGCGGATGCGATCTTCGTCGATCTTGTCATCAGAGATCTCAGAACGGCCGTCACCGATCAGAATTGCACGAGCAACTTCCTCTTCGAGCATCATGCGCATCTCAGCCTTGATCCAAGCGATGACATCGAGATCGGTAATATCCAGAACGTCGTCGCGATCAAGCTTCTGCTTCTTGTAGATGGTGGTCGGCTCGGTCTTACGACGGAGGAGCTTGATGACCTCTTCCTTCTTGAGGTTACCCTTTACGTAGCCTCGAGCACGAGCCTCTTCGGCAGTAATATCGGCGACGGTGGACTTGATGCGGGAGAACGGAGACTTCTTGATGCCGCCCATCACAGAAGCAACCCACTCGTCGCGGCGCTTCAGGAACTCAGGGGAGTTCTCGATGTTACGAGCATCCGGGAAGAGGAAGTCGATGTCCTCAATGCCGTACTCAGCTGCGTGCTCCAGGAACGCTTCCTTCAGGGAGCCGGTCTTGCGAGCGTCCTTGACGATGTTCTCGACGTCGGAGTGGGACAGGGAGGCGGAGTGCTGGATGGAGTCACCAGAGTTGTTGTTCTGGTTGGCCATTTCGAATACGTTTCGGGTCATTTCAAAAGCTTCCTTGTGGGAGATGTAGGGCGTACCATCAGCGGCGAAACCGGACTGAGCCAGCTCCTCCTCTTCTTCATCATCGGATTCAGTATTGGCCTGATCGCCATCGGCAGAAACACCGGCGTCTTCCAAAGCAGCGCCAATCATGTAGTAGACGACGTTCTGCTGCTCTTCGGTCATGGAATCGAAGACGTCCTGTACGGTCTTCTCGCCGTTACCGCCAGCGTTGTTACCATTGTTTGGGTTCTTAGCCATTTCAGTTTCCTCCTGAGAAACGTTGTTAGTGGTTGACTGGTCAGCGTGCTCCAATTCAAGACCGGTATAGATAACGGCCTCGTCTTCAAGGTACTCGGTGTACCCATCGGAGTGCTGGATATTGACATTGTCAATGAGAGCGCCTGGGTTTGCACCAGACAACACGAGGCTTACCTCTCGAATAAACCCGTGCATTACGTTTCGAGACTTTTCAACAAGTCGATTAGCAAAGATGGACATGGCCGTAATATCGCCATGCTTAACAAGAGATCGAGCGGTGTCTGCGGAGTCGGAATCATTGAAGAAACCGTAAGCGTAAACACCGTCGTCTCGGTTTTCTAGAACAGCGTGACCCAGAACATTGTTTGGATCACTATGCCCATGCTGCCAGACTAGAGGAACCTTGGTCCCGTCCTGGTCGGCGAAAGCACCAGGCATAATAGTTCGACCGTCAGAGCAACGCAATCCGGACTTCGTGGCGTAACCACTAAAATCTGGTTCCATTTTGACAGTCTCCTTTCTTACGTCTATAGCATTGGTGTATCGAGATCTTCATCCGAAGGTGGCGGGGGCTCCTGCGGCTGGGGCATGTTACTGTTCTGAAGCTTGTCTGCCTTAGGATCCGTAGACGGTCGGAATCCGATCGCCGAACGAATCTCGTTAGCAGTGAGAACTTCGTTACGAGTAAACTTGTCCGCAATTTCCGCAATGTTGTTGACTGGAACCAACTCGAACGGATTGAAGCCGAAGAGGATCATCTGGTTTTGACTGCGAGCCGTCTTGGTTAGAAACGTTCGAGTCATAGCCTCTGAGATCGCCTTCATGATTGGCTTGATCGTTCGAGCTTGATAATTCAGCATAGTTTGTTCGGATGCAGTTCCGTCGATGATGTCCTTCGTCAAACCAAGCTGACTGTACAAGAGATTAGTCAAGGACTCAACTTGCTGAGGAAGGTCGTTCTCGATGGATCGATTGAGCTGAGTGATCTTCTCACTACCATCAGTATAGGCAATACCATACTTGCTCTCACGAAGCTGCATCTCAATATCATCTCGTCGTTGTTCAGCCTGCTTTCGGCGGGCCTCAGACTTGATGACATAAGGGAGCTGAATGATCATGTTCAGTTTGTCGGAACCTTGCTGCTCGTCAATAGTATCCAACAAAGTCAACTTATGCATAAGACGCTTGAGCGTAGAGTTCGGCTCATTCATAACAGAATATAGCGGATTCTCTACGATCGCCACATAACTTTTAGGTAAGACAATTTCTTCCCGCATACCTCGGTTCTCATTATAGAGATTAACCTTAACATGCTTCGGATACCACGCAGTAATTTCTCCTACACGTAGTGTCTTGATGTCGTACCCGCCAGTCTTGTCCGGGTTCAGCGTCGTGTCCACCGGAACAATAGCTGCAACACCGTGATCAAACAAAGTCCAAGCAACATCTTGCTTAAAGGCTGTAGATGCTTGATCGATGTTCGCTTCGAAACGTAGACAATTGGTCAAACCACTATCTACTTCTTCCACGAAATTTTCGTTTTCGTCAACCCTCGCGTGTCTGAGGTCGACGGCAGCAACGTCGATCGCCAGTCGAGTTAAGATCGGCGTGACAATCGTACGCTCATTAGAAATGCGAAGTCGAGGTCGATCAGGACGCATTGACTGGTACTGACCTAGCTCATAACTTGTTTCCAGTGGATTATTGTTCTTGTCTTGGAAAGCGTTCCAAGCGTGTTGAATATAATTCTGAATTTTACCCATGCTCACCTCCTTTCTTAAATAACTGATTTAAGATTGTCGAGAAAACTTTCGACGAACCTTTTCCTTGGCGTATTGGCCGGTGAGCTTGGCGCCATAGCGAACAGCTTCATCAGCTAATGCATCCTTGTAAGAACGACCGCCGTCCACCTTCTTCATCATTCGATCAACTTGAGGTTTTGACTTACGAGTTTGCTTTGGAGCAGTCATGTTAGCAACCTCATAAATATTCTTACCGGTAAATTGACTCTGAGAATTAAACTTCTGGCCACGCTTCGCCATTCGATTAAGCTTGACATCGTAAACAGAGTCAACCGTCTTGTTCTTCATCCGATTGCCCAACTTAGCAACCGAATTCAAACCTCGACGAACCGAAGGGTTGTTACGATTGGCATACGCAAGAGCGACGCCACCGGCTACAACTGCGGCAGCCGCAGCGCCCTTGGCGATCTTTTTAGTTTTCTCGTGTTTGTTGGACTCGCTTGTAGACTTGGAAGAACCACTCTTGGACGAGCGACCAGAAGAACTATCTCGACGCTTACGAAGGCCCCACTTCATTCCTTTAACACCGTAGTGGGCTAAGTAATCGTCATAGGTTAAATCCAAATTTTCCATTGTTAAAACCCATTCTTTCTTGCCCAATCTTTAACAGCCGCTCGATTCTTATGGTTTTGAATATTGCGAACAGCTGTGTTCCCAACCTTCGAAACCTTCGCTCGAACCTGGGGGTTTTGGGAGGCATAGTAAATAACAGCGGCCGCTGTGGTCGCCGAAGCGCCTGTTCCCAAGGCTAAGTTTTTAACACCACGAACAGTTTTTCGGGTGTTCGAGCTGGCGTCTTTTCGCTTTCGCTCACGCCTAGCTTTTTGGGCATGGGTGCTCATGTCCTGAGAAGCCAAATGGTTGTCAAAGGCCTTTTTGTAAGTCGGGTCTTTTTTCGCTTTAGCTTCCACGCTATTCTTAATGAGCTTCCGACGTGTTCCAGCGCCTTCACCATAAAACATTTTAGCACGAGCGTACTCTTTGGCATCTTTTCGAGCCTCACGGTCAGTCTTTCGAGAGACACCGGGGGTTCGAGACTTCTGCACACCCCACTTCATGCCCTTAACCCCGTAGTGGGCTAAGTAGTCTTCGTATTCCATTATTCAAAAGCCTCCTTATTGGCTTTGTAAGCTATGTAAGCGTCCATCATGGCCGCCACATTATCGATCTTTTCATCACTACGCTTCTTCAAAAGCTTGCGGTTACCGTTCGTGTCCTCGATGGTGACCGCGTTGCCCATTGCGAAAGACATCAGCTCTTGATCAAACAACAGCATTCGTTCTTCGCTCAGGATCTTCAGCTCACCCAGAGGAACCGACTCGGTTCGAGAGCCCTGTGGGACTTTCTCAATTCCAAACGGACCGTTCTCAACTTCCCATCGTTCGACAAACTCTCGAGCGTTGTAGGGATCGAAGCCGAGTGTACGAACATCAAACTCAGACGCCATAATATAAGCATCTAAGTCGTCGTACACTTCCATCATGTCCAAGACTGTTCCCTCGAGAACATGAAGACTTCCTTCTTTGATGAACTCCTCGTACTTGAGGCGCATTGCTGAAGGGAGCTTGCTTAAAGTCAAAGACGTAATATAGCTTCGAGTCTTAACGCCGAAGGACCCGTCACCCAATGGGAACAAAAACGTGAACGCCGTGAAGTCATCGCCCTGAGACAAGTCGGCGCCCATCGCACAAGGCATCTTCCAGAACTCATTGCGACGATGTGGAAGAGTTTCTTCGTAAGTGAAGAAGTAAGTCAAGCCCTCCATCGGGATCCCGAATCGCTTGGCGAGAATATCATTGCGAGAAGCCGGAGCCTTTTCAGCTCGCTCTACGTCATTGTGATACGTCTCGTAGCTAACGGTCTTGCCCAAGTTCGGTTGAGCCTTAACCCACATACGAGGGTCTGCTACTTCACTCACATCATCCAACTTGTAATACCAGATCGACACATGTGGAGCGTAGAAGTCACCACGAAGGATGTCCATCAACTCCATTTTGATGGTATCGCCTGGTCCGTTACGAACCGTACCTTCCGAGCTGGTTGCGATGATCAAATAGTCATCAACCTTGGAAGCACCCTGTTCCAGTGCACCTACAACATCCTCACGAACGTCACCAGACAGCCACTCGTCCACTGTACAAACTTTGGATCGAGAACCTTGAAGCTTGTCGACAGACATTGGACGAATCTCCGCGATGGAGTCCGTGAAGAAGTTTTCGACGCCCTTCTTGGTAGACGCCAACTTGACTCGGGCGAACTTGTTCGAGGTGTTGTGAACGTTACCCTCGGTCATAAACTTGAACAAAGGACCTCGAGCACGAGTAACCGCAGTTTGGATCGGACTCAGAATCTCCTCAGCCTGCTTCATCGTTGGAGCGGTGACAATCTGCTTAGTCGTAGAGGTATCTACTGTCAGCCAGTAAGACTGATGAGTAGATGAGTACATAGACTTAGCGGCGCCACGAGCCACGATCAAGTATTGCTTAGAAGTTAGTCGCTTCTTGATCCGCTTTGTGACATAACGCCCGCCGTGGTTACCTGGGGTCGGCTGATACACACTTCGCTCGACGAAATAGTACCAACCGTAAACCTGTTCGGCCCACAGTTTGAATGTATCAAGAAGAAATAAGTCCGATCCATCGGTCAAGGTGAGTTCGTTCTCACAAAACGCAATATACCCGTCAATCGCTTGGTCGTCATAGTAATACTTCGGGTCGGCAATCAAAGCGTCGATCCGATTCATCTCCATGGCGATCTCGCGGTTTACAGGGATCTCACCAGACAGTACTTTCTCTCGAAATTCCCCATAGTATTGCGGGGTTGCAGTATTTGAAAGAGTCAAAACTCACCTCCTAAAATTATCGACCGATTGCTAACTGTCGAGCAGTGTAACGACGACGTGGTCGTTCGCCACTATTACTGGTAGCCGCCTGGAAGGAGCTCTTCACAGCGTCCTTCATCGCAGACGTAGCCAGATCCTTAACAACATCCATAGCCATCTCTTGGGCGAAAGATCGACCTTGATAGACTTTGGAATTTTCTTTCTTCAAAGTGTCGTATCGCTTCTCCAACTCCATGCGACGAATTGCTGTTTCTAGCTCTTCGTTGCTCAGAGATCGAGTACCCTTCTTCCGACTAACCTTGTTAATGGTGTTTGTCGTCGACTTATCCTTGGATAGACGATCGTGTGTCTTGTCGAAGGTTCGAGTATTACGCTTCAAATTTGCACGGTTTTGAATCTCGGTTAATTCTTTATTAGAAAGAGATTCAGCGCCATACTTCTTGGCTTTGCTTTCCGCAGCCTTGGCAGACTTGTGGTCACTAGAATGATGTTCAGATCCGCCAGTCTTCCGACGCTTACGAACACCCCACTTCATACCCTTGACTCCATAATGGGCTAGGTAGTCGGAGTAGCTGAGACCCATTTCTTGTTCTCCTTATAAACGTTAACCCGCCATTCAATCTCTTTAATCTGCTCATTGATAGCGTTGGTGATGTTCGAGTTTTGTGGCGGATCAAACAGAAGACGAACCTTAAGATATACGTAACTCTTAACGTTGTTTAGGTTTGGATCATCGCCCAGAAAATCGTTCCACGTTGCAGTTTCATCTTCAATCGAAAAACCTTCTTCGGGACCAACGCCAATCTGGTTTAAGTTAGAGAGAATCGCATTAATATGCATTACGATGTCAACATCGAACGCATCGTAGTCGGCAGGTAAACCTAAAACCTTCTTAGTCGATTTTAGAATACTTGTTTCCACGACTCACTCCTTAGAGTTGGTTAAGACTCCTCGGTGAGCTTAAGCTTCTGGCCGAGAGTCAAAACATTTGGATCCTCAATATCATTCAGCTTAATGAGAACGTCCTTCGGAATATCGTACTTCACAGAAATAGTCGTCAGGCTGTCGCCCAGAACAACTTCGTGAGTCTTGTCGTCGTTCTCCGCACGATCGTCCTGATTGTTCTCGGGTTCGAGGTTGTCAGGTCGTTCGGTGGTGACAGTTTCGAGATTATCGTTAGACATTGGTATTCCTTTCTACCATAGTTTTGTGTCGCCTCGTTGTCGTTCGACAAAAGGCTTGGGAAGGAGACTTTCGTCTCCAAAATGAATTGCATTGTGGGTTCTGATCGTACAACAAATAAGGTTGTCCGTGTCGAAAAGGTAATCAGTGCTATGAATGATGTCATCTGGAGTCAACGGATTAATATGATGCACCAGAATCTTCCCAACAATGGGATGACTCTCGACACCTAGATCACAGCCGTTGTCTCGGACAATAACATCGTTACGAGCTTGTCGCCACTCCGAAGATTTGTAGAACTGTTGATTCAAATATCGGTCGAACCCGAAAGTTTCTCGCCCCACCTCACCGTGCAGGGCTAGATACTTAAACCGATCTCGAAAATCGCTCATTCTCCGAAGTTCTCTATAGCTCCTCTTCATCGTCGATTACCTCTTCAGTGTGTTGACCCGAATAACTACGCATAGCCTTGAGGGCGTCCTCGTAAAGAGATTCAAGTCGTTCGTTCGCAGCCGCAGCCTTGACCTTGGCCGCTGCCACTTTAGTATCCGCCTCGATCTTGGCTCTCTCGAGCCGTTCTCGTTCGGTACCTAGCTTCAAGTAGTGAGTCAAGACTTGTGCCGAGACAGTTCCTTCACGAATTTGTTTCTCAGCAAGATCCAATGCCAAAGAAATGAGTTGGTTTTCTCTTTCTTCTGGTGTTTTAGCCGGACGCCTTGATCGACGACCAGGTTTTGGCATCCTGTCTCCCAATTTGCTCACCCTATCTTATAAAATTACAGCTCCTAATGACTCTTTGAAAAGTTTAGCTGGAGTTTCTTTTAGAATGAATATAGTTCTATGTAGTTGTTTACGGATCCCCTTGCTAGTCCCAAGGGTTCCGACCGACTTTAAGGCGGGTTAAATATGGTTTTGTTCTCTCAAAAATTCCCCTCGGAGAAAAATGAAAGAAGTGGCCGATGAAGAGGGGGG